CCCTGCACCGTGCCATCGAAATGGTTACTGCTCTGGTCGGTCGCCGCATTGGTAAACGGGATGAACAGGATGTAATCGTTATTCACCGCGCCCCACGCGCCGTTTACTATAAGATCCAGAGTGCGCGCATCTGTGGCAAGATCAGCGCCCCCGAAATCATCATTCCAGATGGCGATCCACGAGAGCGGTACGCCGAGGTAATTGGCTACTCCGCTAATATTGTTTGCCCCTACGACAGTCGTTTCGCCCGCCACGGGAGGCTCGATCGAAGTTCCGACGCCGCCCGCTGCTAGAGTTTCGACTGTAGACCATGACGCATCTGTATAGGAGTAAAAAATATTTTTCGAGATGACGTTAGCACCGTCGAGATACAGGTTGATGACAAGCAAATACCAGCCATTGTTTACTGCAACGCCCGATCGCAATCCATCAAGCTCGAACGTCGGTGCGGCAGGCGGGGCCCAGAAGACGCCCGCTTTTTTGTCGGCAGTATAGAGGAAACTACCCCATCCGTGATTAGCAGAGTATTTGCCCTCGCTGAACAATCCGATCAAGCCGGATGGTATCGAGGCAGATTGAAAAACAGCAGCAAGCGTCAACGGGAACGTATTAACGACGTTGACCGCATCGCCCAATGACACGTATGAATTTGTGCCGGTGCTGAGATCAATGGACATAGCTAAGTCGGATCGGCGATTTCTATATCCCACGCCGGGACATTAACCAGGTTCCCGGCCGTGAGAGTCTGGAGCGTACAGGTCGTCACGGCTAGCAATTTGCTGTTGGCAAAATCGACCAGGGCCACGTGTTGCGCGTCTCCACTATTGGTCACGCTGACGCTGCTGGCCGCATTGACGCGGATCTTGCGGCCGCTGATGTCTCCAGCGCTGGGTCCGGTGTAATCCGTATCGGCGATCGTCTTGATCGCCAGCATATAGGTCGTCAGCGCCTGCGTGTGCGTCGTCGGTTCCGTCGAGCACACGCACAGCCGCGTCCCGTTGTTTTTCACATAGTTCAAAGCCTGATCGAGTACATCGTCGTGTATGCTCTTCGCCATGCCTTACCATCCTCGCCTGCAGTTAGAACCTCATTGCCCGCTCGATGTCCAGCAGCCGCTTCACGCCCAATTCAATCTCTTTGCTAACCGTTCCGACGAGCACGCCCTCGCGGTTCTCATACCAGTGACCAATCACCAGCAGGATCGCCTGCCTGATCGTCTCGGGCACATTGTCCGCGCTGGTCCAGCCGGCTATGAAGCGCACCACAACCCCGTTTACTTCGCGCAGCGTGGCGCTGGGCCAGTCGTAATCGCTCTTCAGCATCACGCGGCCCGGCTCGCTCACTGTATCCACGTAATACGCTGCGCTGGAAAACGTCGCCTCGACGCTGTCCTCGTCGTAGTATTTGATATAGGTCACGCTCTGCAGCGGGGGACGCGGGATCGTCAACACGTTTCCACTCGGCCATTCGTCTAGCCACACTTCCAGCGTCTGCGTCATGTAGGCGCGCCAGTCCACGCGCTCGCAGTAACGGCGCGCCGCGGCAATGTAGCTGTTCAGCAGCGTATCGTCCGTCGAGATGTCGACGCGCGATTGCGACTTGGCCTGCGTCAGCGTGACCGGCTCGCTGCTGGGTGGCGTGATGACCTTGATGGCCATGTTATCCCTTCGGCGCCCTCGCGCGCCGGCGCGGCGTTATAATCTCGACCTCTTCGCCGAACGCGGCCGGCGCTGGCATCTCCGCTTGCGGCGCCGGTGGCTCGACTTCCATCAGTCGAATCACGCCCAGGCGCGATAATTCCCGCGCCTCTTCCTCGCTTAAACTGATCGGCATGTCTTTCAGCAATTTCATGTGGCGGCCGGCGGCCAGCGCGTTCATGGTCTCGAGTGCGATATACATCGTCACGCTGTTTCTCCTACTCTGAAATGGATGCAGCCACTTCTCGCCGTCCCAGTGCAGCACGGGCACGTCGAAGCGCCCGTAACTGATGAACTTTTTTCTCAAACAATCTTCGGCGAAGCGCAGATCTGGACACTGATTCCGATCGCGATCGTCTGGCTCGCTAAACTCGACCGCTTCCAGGACGCGCCGCTGGATCAGCGTGCAGCCGAACCCGGCGCCGCTTACACGATGCACCACCTCGGCCCGCGCCTGGCTCAGTTCGTGCCGGTAGTTGCTCAGGCTCATTCCCAGGTTGCGATCATTGATGTATTGAAAAGTGTTCACGACTGGCATTCCGTGCCTGAACAGATAGGGCGCATAGACCACATCGCCCGGCGTCTCCACCATCCGCCACAGCGCGTCCGGATCCGGCAGGACATTGTCGTGCTCCACCGTTACCAGCGCCTCGTAGGGGCGACCCTCGTGGTCGCCCGTGTTCAAGAACCATTCGCGCGCCTTGCGATACTGGTGCAGCACGTTGCGATAGTCCCCGATCGGATGCGGATTATCCGCCGTCACGTGCCAATCGAACTCCACGCCGGCCTGCGCCTTGATCGCCGCCGCGCAGTCGGGATGGATGGCATCCTCTTGCGTCCGCGGATCGATCCAGGTCGGCGTGAAGATCAACAGCGTCATGATGTTACGCGGTCGGATTCTTTCCGTACAGCACGGCCTCGGCGATCAACACCTTGAACACCACGCGGAAGTAATAGAACAGGTTCACCTGTCCGGTCGCCGCCGCGCTGTAGGGATCGCGCAGGAACGTCATGCTCGGCGCCTCGCGATATCCGACGAATCCGAAGTTGCCGAACGCAAGCGACTTGTTGCCCGCCCCGATTGCCGCCACCGATTCGCTGTTATAGACCGGGAACCCGCCCAGCGAGCGCGTCGCTCCATTCGGCGTTGGCTGATACAGGAACAGGTTGCCCGTCAGTTTGCGATACGCGCCTTCGGTCGCGCGCTTCATCACGAACACCGCGCTGTCGGCATATTCGCCCTTCAGGCTATAGATCAGCGTCTCCGGATCTCCAGCCGTGGCGGCCGCCGCGGTACCCAGCGCCACGCTCGTGCCGTTGGCCAGAACTTCGGTGAACAGCAGTGAGTTGTAAGTCAGCCCGGCCGCGCGTCCGACGTAATCGTTCAGGAACGCCGTCAGATTGCTATCTTCATCGTTCAGCAGTTCATCGGACAGCGTGACCTTCTTCGTGTATTTCACCAGCGTCATCGCGGCCCGGTTCAGCACGGGCGCATCGCGGTCAAACGCAGCGACCTCGTTGGTGCTCACGAACAGGTTCGCCGCTCCGTCGTCGAAGGGCACGTTGACCGTCGTCCCGACGCCAGGAATGCGCATACAGCCGAGCGGCCCGACCAGCGACGTCGCATCGCGTTTGGCGATGATGCCCCGGTAGTGCCCGGTCGGCACGGCATAGCCGCCATCTGCTGGCGTACCGATGTTCATGTCGGTGTCGTTGCTGACCGCGTATATGTCCATCAGGCCGGACGCATCTCCGCGCCGCACGTACTGCGCGATCGCGTGTGCTTCGTCGCGCCTGCGCTGCGCCTCGTCAGAATTCCTCACCGGATCCGGACGCCGCACCGGCGCCGCCTGCGCCATCTCCGCCTGCATCCGCGCCGACCGATCAGCCAGCGCGATCGTGCTTGCGAGCGAATCGATCTGTGCGTTCAGATCGTTCACCTGTTTATTCTCATCCTCGGTGAGTGCTCGCACTTCGTCGAGAGCCGCCTTCAAAATAGCGTCGGCCTGGCTCAGAAGCGCCGCACGCTTCGACATTACCTCGCGCACATTTTCCACGTTAATCCTCCTGAAAATATTTTTGTGCCAATTCGAGCCTGCGGCGCATCAGCGCGATTCGCGCCAGGCTGTTGACCCCATCGTCATTCTCTGTGTCATTCCGAGCGAAGCGAGGAATCTTATCTTCCTCCGCCCGCCGCCCCGCCAGCCGCTGAATCGTTTCGTCCGCGCCCGCGATGCGATCGATCATCCCGGCCGCCTTCGCAGTGCTGGCCGTCAGCACGCGCCCCTCGCCGTAATCCGCGCGGACCCGCGACGGCGCCAGGCCGCGGCCCTTCGCCACGTCGCCAACGAACAGGTTGTACGCGTCGTCCACGATCGTCTGCATGTGCGCCCGCGCCTCGTCCGTCAGCGGCTCGTCGAAGTTCCCTTCGGTCTTGTATTTCCCGGCCGAGATATAGGAGATCTTCACGCCGTTCTTCTCGTTGAATCCAGACCAATCCTCGTGAACTGCGAACACGCCGATCGAGCCGACCAGCGCCTCGGGCGTGGCGACGATCTCGTCCGCCTGGCTGGCCAGCCAATACGCCGCGCTGGCCGTCAACGAATTCGACAATGCGACCACGTGCTTGGCGCTGCGCAGCGTGCGCACCTCCGCCGCCAGTTCCGGCATCCCGCTCACGGTCCCGCCCGGCGAATCGATGTCGAGCAGCACTGTGCCGATCGTGTCATCGGCTGCCACTTCGCGCAGCGCCTTGGTGATGCGCTCGATCGAGGATCCGCCGAACAGCATCGACCATAGTGAATCGCGTCGCGTGATCGCGCCCATGATCGGGATGCGTGCGACGCGCCCGCTCTTCGGGCCGGGCCGCGACAACGCCTCGACCTCGATCGGATTGTCGCCGGCGCGCAGCAGGCCGGCGCCGGCGAGCAGCGCCTGTAGTGCCGTCGGCAGGATCGCCCACGGTTCCGCCTGCGCCTGGCGCATAATTTCGCCGCGAGTCAACACGCCGATCGCCTCGAGCGGTTCCTGTAACGTCGTAGAATCGATTCTGCCATTTAATTCAGGCATCAGTGCCTCCCGTTCCCGGCGAGCAGCGCCTCGAGCGCGACGTCGCGCGTCGAACTCGTCGACTCATCGATCTGTTGGACCTCGGCCGGGCTGTCGACGGTGCCCATGTTCAGCGGCACCAAATATTTGTCCAGCTGCGCGTTCGTCGGATTCATGTTTTCCTTCTCGCGCACTTCGTTGCGTGTCATCCAGCCGGCCGTGATCGCCGTGGTGTAGGCCGCGAAGCGCACCGACGTCTCGCCGCGCAGCAGCGCGTCGACCAGGAACTCCGCGAAATAGGTTGAGCGCTCTTGCTCCAGCAGCAGCGATCGGCTGATTTCCTGCTCCCAGCGCGTGAACCACGGCATCATCGTGTAGATCACGAACTCGAGCGATTGCTGCTCGATGTTGCTGAACGTCGCCTGCTCCAGATCCGAGACGAGGTGTGGGGGCACGCGGAACAGGCGCGCGATCTCGCGCACCTGGAATTTGCGCGTCTCAAGAAACTGCGCGTCGTCATTCGGGATCCCGATCTTTTCCGCCTCGATGCCGCCCTCCAGGATGGCCACGCGGTGCGCGTTCGTCAGTCCGCCGTGCGCCGCCTGCCAACTGTTCTGCGCCGCGTCGTATTGTTCGTCGCTCAGGTTGCCCGGATATTTCAGGATAACGCCCGGCATAGAACCGTTGCCGAACACGCGCGAGCCGAACTCCTCCGTGGCCAGCGCCAGGCCGACGGCGTTCCTGGCCAGCCCGATCGGAGACAGACCCGTCAGTCCGTTCAACGACATGCCGCGTATGTGAAACACACGATCGGCCGGCAGGCCCTTTTGCCCGTTGCCCGGCACCTGCGTCACATAGACCAGGTTGCCCTCGCGATCGCGAACGATGCGCGTCTCGTTCGGCAGCAGCGGCCACAGTGCCACCACGCGCCCGGCGCCGTCCAGCTGCATCTCGGCGTAACCGTTGCCCCACAGCGCCACGTGCGCAGTGAGCGTCTCGCGGAAAGTAAACGATGTCATCTCGGGGTTGGGGGTATCGTGCAGCAGCGAATAGAGGTAGAAGTCCGTCGCGCGTTCTTTGCCGCGCGGCAGCCGTCGATAGGTGATGAGGGGCAGCGAGGCCAGCGTCTCGCTTAGCACGCGCACGCAGGCGAACACGGCCGTCGAGCGCAGCGACGATTCAGCCGACACGCTTATGCCGGTCGCCGACACGCTATCGCCGCGAATCGCGCTGATGATCTGCGGATCCGTCAGGTTGGCGCGTCGCTCGAAGAAGCGCGAGAGCATTCCTGGCATCAGGTTTTCACCTTTTCATTGCCGCTAGTCGCAATATTATTTCCGCGCGCCCCGATGACGGCGAGCGCTATGCAGCCTACGCCGCCGGCTATCAGTCCCAGCGGAACGTACACCAGGCTGCAGCCGATCGTCACCAACACGATCCCCAGCATCAGCAGCACATCGTAACGATCCACGCTTCCCGACTCCCGTCCTAAAAACGCAAACGGCGCAGCCTCAATTGAGGTTGCGCCGTGTGTCAGGCCCCGCCCGTGCCGTTGGGGCCGCCGTTTCAGTTTGCTTATGGCCTTATTATACACCTATTGTCAAGCGCCCTCCGGAAATTCCTCAAGCATTTGCAAATCTTCTGCATAGATTCCCTGGATGATTTCCCGCAGGTCTTCGGTGGCTTCCAGCCCGTCCCGGTTTGAACTGTTCACCACGTCTACCGGCATTTTGTCCCAGCCCACCGTTTCGCAGACGAAATCAAATCCTGCCTGCAGGGCTTCAGTCCGCCCGATAAAATTAGCGACGACCCGCCCATCGTCGTCGGTCAGCCAGTAGCACTGAGGACGAAAATGTTTTTGCTCGCAGGCGGCCCTTTCCAATCCATTGAAAACGAACTCCCTGAAGTCCGGGAAGGGCTGAGTATATTCCTGCGCATCCGCGGCATCCTCATCGGTGAGTCCCCCGCCATTCAAGTAGGCAAAGGCCGACATGACTCTCTCGACCGGATCGCGCATGAAGGCGAAGACCCAGTTGTCGCTAAACTCACTTAAGTCCATCTTGCAGACATGATGCACGACAATGACCTCTTTGTCCTCAAGGCAGCGCAGGATGCTGTTGCCGCCTGTGCGCGGAACGTGAATGAAGACCGGCAGGCTCATGTCGTTGACCCGTCGGTCGGGATGATGTACTGGCCGTGATAAATCGGGGCGAGCTTGGCGATGATCTCTTCGGCGAAGTTCCAACTGAGGATTACCAGGTAGTCGGGCTGGTGCTTGATCAGCGTCTGCTTGTGGACGATGGGAATGCCCGTGCCTGGGCTGAACCGGCCAATCTTCTCAGGGGTTTCATCGACAATGTAGTCGACGATGTCTGTGCCGATGCGGGCGCTGTTCAGCAGCGTGTTTCCCTTAGCGCTGGCCGCGAAGGCGGCGATGTGCTTCCCGGCCATCTTCAAGTCGACCAACTGCTCTGCAAACTTAGCGATCAGAGTCTGCACCCGGTTCGCCCAATCGGCGTACCACTCAAACCGCCCGACACCCAGTTCTTGTTCAGTCTCTATGAAGCGGCTGACATTGGCGTTGACTTCATGCGCCGAGGCATTGGGCGCCAGAGTGACCCGCACCGTGCCCCCGTGAATGTTCTGCTTTTCGACGTTGATGATCTTCATCCCTGTCGTGCTGCACAAGCGGTGCAGCGGCAGGATGCTGAAATATGACAGATGCTCGAAGTAGATGGTATCGAACTCGGCAGCCGTGATGAAGTCCACCAGGTAGGGGAACTCCAAGACCAATAGGCCGTCAGGTTTGAGCAGGCGATGGGCCGCGATCATGAAATCGTAGACATTGTCTACGTGCGCGAACACGTTGGTGGCCGTAATCAGGTCAGCCTGGCCGTGTGTCTGTGTGATTTTATCCGCCAGGTATAATGACCAGAAATCCACCAGGGATTCAATGCCCTCGCTCTCGGCGATGGCGACCAGGTTAGCCGCCGGATCGACGTTCAGGACGCGCAGGCCGATGGCCTGCTTGAACTGCTTTAACAGGGTGCCGTCATTCCCGGCAATATCGACATGGAACGAGTCCGCCGTCAGATGATACTGCTGTTGGAGCTCGGCTGCCATCTGCTGGCAGTGGATGATGTAGCCATGATTGATCCCGGATCGGTAAGTGTAATTGGAGAACATAGCCCTGGGGTTGATGACAACCGACAGTTGCGACAAATAGCACTCTTCACAGAACAGCACCTGCAGAGGAAAGCGTTCTTTGGTGCGGGCCGCCTGGCCGGTAAAGTCCAGGCTGTTGGCCAGCGGCATCATGCCCATGTCAATGTATTTGCGCAGCCGCTCTGACCCGCAGCAACGGCAGCGGGTGTGCGACTTGAGTATCGCCCCGGTCTTGTAGTAGATCCACCGTTGCAGGTTTAACGACGTATCGGCCTGGGTGCTGTGTGCGCTATCGGCGATGCTGATAGGCCGCACCTGGCTGTTTCTTTCTTTGGCGTAATCGTAGAGCGTCTTCCGTTCTGTTCCCAGGTTCAGGACGCCGCACAGGGGAGACAAGGCAGCCTCGTAGATGAGCGGGGCGATGACGTCGACGTAGTCCTTCGACGTCCACTTGTCGCTGAAGGCTTGCGGGTAGGTGAACGTGCTGGCCCCGAATGACGTGCGGATAATCAAATGATTCTTGACTGCCAGGGTGGAGCACTCGCCGCCCAGCTTGGTCCAGGCGTATAAGTTGAACGGCAGCAGCGTATCGGTTTCCTGAAAGTTGCCGTGGCCCCCCGCGTAGACGTAATCGGTCGAGATATAGACCAGCCTGGCTTGAATCTCGCTGGCGGCCAGGGCGACGTTTGCCGCCCCGATGATGTTAGTCTCCACCGCCGGCGTGGGATTCTTGACAATCTTCCGGTTGTCGGTGGCCGCCGCCGCGTTGATGATGATGTCCGGCCGGCTGGTGGCCAGCAGCTCGCGCACGGCCCGCATGTCGCCGATGTCGCATTCGGCATGTGTGGGATGGATGAGCTGTTGATCGAGTTTGAGCAATTCAGTGCCCAACAGCCCGGAGCCGCCAAAAAGCAGGATCTTCATAGCCTATCTTTTAGTGATGACGATCAGCGCATTCATGAACTGAATGGAATCAAAAGCGGGCAGCGTGGCCTGGCAGTCTTCCCGGCGGTGCCAGCCCTTGTCCCATGGGAAGTCCATCGGCGGATTGGCTGGTATCCGGCCGCGCGCGCCGTGAAAGTTCACATCGTCGATTAGTTTCTTGAAATACTCGACGCAGGAAATCGGGTTATTATTGTACTCGGGCCAGTATGAGGTTACTGAATCCTCGACGACATACAGACCGCCCGATTTCACGTAGGTGAACAGCGCCTCGAAACTGAGGATCTGCTCGCGCCAGAGGTGGTTTCCGTCGTCCACGATCAGGTCAAACGGACCGAACTGTTCCAGGTCCTTGAGCTGCGCCAGATCATTCTGGTCGGCCACGTGGATCTGGATTCGGTTGGAATAGCGTGAGCATTCCTTGATGGTGGCATTCAGGTCGATGCCCTGTTTGGCGGCCGCCGTGGGCAGGTCTACCCCGTGGATGGCAGCGTTTGGAAAGTAGTCCGCCCACATCTTCATCGACTGGCCGTGTCCTACCCCGATCTCCATGATGGAGGTAAAGCGTTCGCGGCTTTGTGATAGCAGCCTGTCATATTTGGCTGTGAAGTTGTGGATCCATGAGCTCTTATCGGCCCGGTGCTTGATGGCCATCTCGTCCATGATTCCCTCTGATCGATGTGGAGATTGAACGACAGGCGGCGGTATGAAGAGTGTTTCGTGGCGGGGCATCAACGTCGAGTGCAGGGAAGTCCAGAAGCCGCTGTCCCACAGCGGCGCGTCTCTTACAGTGGACGTCACCATGTGCGGCCTGTACCCCATTTGCACAACCTGCTCGTACATATTGACGCCCTTGTGCTCGAATATATAGCAGTGCTCGCGGGTCTGGATTGGATCGGCCGGAAAGACCAGCCGCCGGGCGATCTCGCGCGTGACCATGAAACCGGTCGTCCTGATATGGCGTTTCACTTGATCGGAGATCTCGTAACAGGGAAGCTCGCCATGCTTCTTGATGGCTAGATATTGCGCCACGAAATCCTTCTGCATGGGAATGCAGTCGTCCGTGATCCAGATCAGGTTCTCCCAGTCAGTCGGAAAACCGGGCACCCGATCCAGGCAGACATCCTGAAAGGCCCCAATATCGAACCCCTTGTTCTGTCGGGGCACATACCTGACGTTGTGTTTCTGGCAGAGTTGTTCATAGCGGACGTTGTTTGTTTCCAGGTTGTGGACGATGACCAGTTCAGCCCCCGCGTGGTCGCACAGATCCCAGCAGCGCAGCCAGCGTTCCAGGTTATTGAATCTATTCCACACAATGATGGCGACGATGGTCTTGCCCTCGGCTGGCTTTTCCTCGACGCGATCGTGCTCTTTCCACCACTGATCAAACCGCTTTTGCAGGCGCGGATCTAGGGTGGCCCGGTCGTACTTGAACGGTTTGGACTGCTGGCAATGCACGATGATGGGCTTGTCGGGAACCCGCAGAGTGGGAATCAGGACTTCGTACAAGTCTTGATAGTCATACTCCAGCGGCAGAAGTTTGATTCTCCAGTTGTTATCGTAGGCAAAATTGTTCAGGATGCCCTGGTCGATGCTGTAAGCGAATGGACTATCATTGGCATATTGAAGCAGCCGATCGTGCCATTCCTTAGTCACAATGCTTTTGTTGGCGACCAGCAGGGCCGGCTGGATGTCAATCTTTCCCTCTTTCTTACGTCGATACAAGCCTTCAAAATTCAGGCCCTGAGCCTCCAGTTCTGGCAATAAGTGAGTCATCCATAGATCCGAGACGATATAATCCTGAACTGAAATGAGATCGTACTTATTCAGCTCTTCACTGAATAAGTACGAGATGTCTCCGAGACAAAGACAATCAGAGTCGATGCAGATGACCCGATCGTAGTCCGTCATGCCGAAGATTTCGTAGCGGTACCAGGACTGATAATACTTTTCGCGCGGCAGGTCTTTGAAGTATTTGACGTTGGCGTAGCGGGCCTGCGCCTCAGGGGTCATCACATGGCAATTCTCGGCGCCCAATCGGGCGACGACTTCTTGGTCGGCGGTAATCACCTTGAAGTCTACGCCGGAGCAATCCGTGTAGTGCCGGATGGACTTGAACAGGGTCTCGCCGGCAAGCGCATAATTGCGGTCATACGTGGTGGTGATACATACTGCTGATTTTCGTGTGGATTTCGTGCGCGCTATTCGATTCTTCTTTGCTTCGCCAGCGACCACGCGCCGGCCGTGTGCCAGGTTTCTAGCCGGAGACACGCGCTCAGCTAAATCAGTCATTCGGTTCAATCCTCACGCGGCCCTGCTCGTCTTCGAGCATACGTACCAACATCGTGCCCTCGTTGTGCAGCTGCTGTAATCTCCGCACCGCCTGCGCCCAGTCGAGTCGCAGCACAACTCGCACAACTCGGCTCGTCTCCTCGATTGAACCCGACGCTGCAGTATCGCCATATCGGATGCGCGGTTCTGTCATCATCATATCCGGATACGCGGCACCACGGCCGCCTGCATATTGCGCCGCATCGCGCGATCGAGGCCCATCAGCAGCCCCACAATCCCGTCGATCTTCTCTCTTGATTTCTCTTTGTCCGGCTTGATGTTCCCGGCCGGGTCCATCCCGGCCACCACATTATCCGCCATCCAGTTCATCACCGGGTTGTTCCCGTGCGCGATCTTGTGGCTCATCACCAGCCGCTCCAATTCTTTCATCGGTGGCGACATGCTCGCATACCCCTGCCCGAATTCAACGCACGTCAAGCCCTTCGCCTGCAGCACCTGCACCACGCGCGCCGCGCCCCACCGGTCAAATGCCACCTCTTCAATCTTGAACGTCTTCGCGTCCCGCTCGATCTGCTCAAAGATAAAATCATAATCGATCACGTTGCCCGGCGTCGCGTTCAGAAATCCGCCGCGCAGCCAGACATCATACGGCACGCGATCGTCATGCACTCTCTTCTGCAGATTATCCTCCGGTATCCAGAACCTCGATTGAACCAAATACACATCCTCTTGTGCCTGCGGTGGAAACACCAGTACGAACGCCGTCACGTCGAGTGTGGAAGAGAGATCCAATCCGGCGTAGCATTTTCGACCCGACAGCGCAGAGTAATCGATAGGCAATCCACATTGACGCCAATATTCTATGGGCATCCACTTTGTCTCTGACTGGGTCCAGATATTCAATTCGAGACGCAAAAACGAATTCTGCGCGCTGGGCATTTCGATCGCCCGGGCGCATTTCCGCTGCAGGTCGTCGATCTTCTTGCTCACGTGCAGGTTGGGATTCGCTTTGATCCATGTGGCCTCATCCTGCCAATCGTCGCCATCATCCAATGTGTAGATCAGCCCGAAGAACGTATCATCGTCGATGACCCGATCAAGCACCTTTTTGCTGTATTCGTTCAGCATCCAACACAACGATTGCCTATCGTAGCCGGCTGTCGTGATCCCGACCATCAACGGCTGCCGGCGCGCTCCGGTGGCCGTGTCGATCTTGTCCCACATCTCACGATTCTTATGCGCGTGGATCTCGTCCACGATCGCGCCGTGGATATTCAGCCCGTCGGTCGTGTCCGCATCAGCCCCCAATGGCTCGAACTT